AATAAAAATGAAAGTACCTTATCAAATTAGAATTGAGCCAGAATTATTAAAAGAGATCCAGGCAAAAGCAAAGAAAAATTATACAAGTGTAAACCACGAAATAAGAGAATCAATTAGAAAACACGTTAAGAAATGAAAGATAATGATTTAATTTGGGAAATAATAAATGCAATAGCTTTATTAATACCAACAATATTAATCTTATTATTTTTTTGGAAATGAAAGATTCAACATTTTTATTGCTTTTTGTAATGATAATATTATTGTTTTACATTGGAAATAAACACGTAATTAGCAGATCTAAGGAGGTTTTATTGTCTGATAGTTTAGTTGTATATAAAAACAATAATGATAGTCTTAAAACGGCTTATATTGATTTAAAGAAATATGCAATGGATCTGGAGGGGATTTGTAATAATTTTGAATCCAGTAAAAACGCAAAAAAAGAATATCATTTAAAAACTAAAAAAATAATAGAGTAATGAAAAAAAATAAAACAAAATGTGGCCAACCAGTTTGTCAAAATCCAGATTCTTGTATTTATCCAAGTTGTAATAAATAATTATATTTGTATTATGGAAGTAGTAGAACGAAAAATAAAGGATTTAATCAAAGCAGAATACAATCCAAGAGAATTAACGAAGGACCAGGAAAATCAATTAAAAGATTCTTTAAAAAGATTTGGAATAGTTGATCCAGTAATAGTGAATGTTAATAAGGAGAGAAAAAACATTATAATTGGAGGACACCAACGAACTAAAGTTTGGGAAATGTTAGGAAATAAAACAATTCCAACAATTGAATTAGATCTTACTTTAGAAAAAGAAAAAGAATTAAACGTTCGTTTAAATAAAAATACTGGACAATTTGATATGGACCTACTCCAGGAACATTTTAATACTGATGATTTAATAGAATGGGGGTTTGATGAAAAAGATTTAATAGAAAAAGAAATTGATGAACTTGAAGAAGGAGAAGATATAAAAATTGAAAAATCTTTACAAGTTTTACCAAAAAAAGAATATATTATTATTATTGCAGATGAAGATTCTGATGAATGGGAGGAGCTAAAAACAATTTTTTCTTGTGGCCTTGTTAGACAAGGAGGATGTAAAATTGGATCAACAAGCGATAAAGCAACAACTGGATTAGAACGAGTATTTGACCTAAAAACATTTAAACAACGTGTCGGAATTTAAAATTTGTATTCCTTCTAAAGGAAGGGCTGGATTAATTACCTCTCAAAATATTTTTAAATCTGCAACTTTATTTGTTCCAGAAAGTGAATTAATGCAATATTCGCATTATGAAAACCCAATTGTTAAAGTTCCTAATGAAGTAAAGGGTATAACTGCAACAAGAAACTGGATATTAAAAAACACAAAAGAAAACGTTTTTTTTCTTGATGATGATTTACAATATGGAGGCTATATTGAAAGAACAGATTATAAATACAAAGTTAAAAGAGTAAAAGAGGAATATATTTATTTAAGAGAAATAGAAAAACTTTTTGATGTTTGCAATCAAATGAACTCAAAAATATTTGGATTTTTTACGGTTAATAACAATTTAACAAATTATAGTTTTAACCCTTTTTTATTTAATGGAGTTTGTTTAGGATCTTGTATGGGAATCGTTAATGATGGAACATTTTATTTTGATGAATCATACGAAGTAAAAGAAGATTATGAATTAACTTTAAGACATATAAAACAACAAGGCCTAACGGTCCGTTCAAACATATTATTTATGCAACACGAACATACTCAATTGAGAGGTGGTTGTAGAGATTCAAAAAGAATAGACAAAGAGAAGGCAGCAATAAAAAGATTAATAAAAGAATATCCTGGAATGATAAAAGAGGCTAAACATAGGGGAACTTCTTTTAGTATTCAATTAAACATATAGTTATGAAAACGACAAAAACGGACATAGTAAAAAAGAAAATGATTGAAGCTTTAGAAAAATCTTTAGGAATCGTTACAACTGCTTGTAAAATGGCTGAAATTGCAAGAAGTACTCACTATGAATGGATTGAAAAAGATCCAGAATATAAAAAGGCCGTTGAAGATATTGCAGAAATTGCAATTGATTTTGCTGAAAGTCAGTTACACAAACAAATAAAAGATGGTTTACCAGGATCAACTATTTTTTATTTAAAAACTAAAGGCAAAAAAAGAGGCTATATTGAAGCACAAGAATTTAAAGTTGATTTAGATAAAAACCTTCCTTCCTGGATGAATGAAGAATAGTAAAAATATTTTTTGTTTTTACGATGGAGGAATGTAACTAAATAACTGATAATTAAACTTTTAAAAATTGGCTGCAAATCCTAATTTTATACATTTAAAAAAGAAAATACCAACTGATAGGTATATTTTGCTTCAAGGAGGAACAAGATCTGGAAAAACATATTCAACAATTTATTTTATTATTTGGCTTTGTACTCAATATAAAGGATTAACTATTGATATTGTAAGAAATACACATAGAGCATTAATTGATACGGTCTGGAAAGATTTTAAAGATGTTTTATTAGAGTTAAACTTGTATCACCCAGATAAACACCACAAAACAGATAAAATCTATAATTTAAACGGTAATGCAATAAGCTATTATGGAGCAGATGATCCAGGTAAAATACACGGTAGAAAAAGAGATATACTTTGGTTAAATGAGGCACATCAATTTGATGAAGAAACAATTGATCAACTATTTCCAAGAACAAAATACAGAATTATAATGGATTACAATCCAGCAATGCCAACAGAACATTGGCTTGATCCATATATTGATGAATTTCCTCCATTAATTACAACCTATAAAGATAATCCATATTTAAGCATTGAGCAGATAAACGAAATTGAAAGGAAAAAAAATAATCCTTACTGGTGGAGTGTTTACGGTACTGGAGAAAGAACAAAACCAACTGGTATTATATTTAATAATTGGGAATTTGGAGAGTTTGATAATTCACTTCCTTTTATTTATGGAATGGATTTTGGATATGTAAATGATCCAAGTAGTTTGGTAAAACTTGCAATAAATAAAGATAAACTTTACACAAAAGAATTAATTTATGAAACTAATTTATCAACTGATGATTTAGATCAAAGATTAACTGCTTTAATTGAGAATAAAGAAAGTTTAATTGTTGCTGATAATGCAGAGCCAAGACTTATTTATGAACTCCAGGAAAAAGGCTGGAATATAATACCTTGTCGTAAAGGGCCAGATTCAGTTCGTTTAGGTCTGGTTAAAATGATGGATTATACAATAATTGTAGAGAAAGAAGATCGTAATATGATAAAAGAATTAAACAACTATGTTTGGAATGATAAAAAAAGTAATACTCCTTTATCTAATGGCAATGATCATTTAATTGATGCTTTGCGTTATGGATTTGAAGAAGTAGCTGGTAACAATTTTTTCTTTATTTAGCAACATTATTCTAATTTTTTACATAAATTTGATGTTTAATAATCAACATTTCAATATGAATGGGTTTAATTAATGACTTCAGAAGCTACTATAAAGAGGTAAAAGAATACCAGTTAGAAAAAAAATCTGTTCGGTTTTTAGATCAAAGCAATTCACAACCAATTTTACACCCAATCAAATTTTTATTTGGAAAAAACAAAAACCTTGTTTCTCCTTATGAACATAATACAGATGCTTATTCAGTATTAAGAAAGGTTATTGATGTTTTTAAAGGTGTTGAATGGATAGTAGAACAAAAGCAAAAAGACGGCCAATGGATTGAAGTTTATGATACTACAATAAACGATTTAATTAAAAATCCAAATCCTTCAAAGAATTACACAATGCAAGATATTGATGAACAAATGCTTGTTTATTTATTTGGCAATGGTAATTCATATTTGTATGGAGAAACATTATCTGGTAAAATTGCTGAAATAGATGTTTTACCTTCTGCAAATATTCAAGTAAAAACCAGTCAAAACTTTTTCCTTCCAAATCCAAGATATAAATTTGAAATTGATGGAACTAAAAGAACATTTGCTGCTGAAGAATTAGAGCATACATTAATGTTTAATCCTTCTTATAGTACGATCCAAGAATCATATAATGGATTAAGTGTTTTTGATGTTGCTAAATATGTTATTGAAGTTGGAAATGATAAATGGGAAGCAGATGCACATTTATTAAAGAATAGAGGAATTGTTGGTATGATTACAAATAAAGGTAATAGGCCAATGGTTGAAAGTGAAGCGTTAAAAATCCAATCTGCTTATGATCGAGATAATTCTGGAACAAAAAACTTTGGTAAAATTAGAGTTACAAACCAGGATCTATCATATATTCAAATGGGAATGAGTGCAACAGATCTTGAATTGGTTAAAAAAGGAGTGATAACATTACGTGCAATGTGTAATGTTTTTGGCCTGGATAGTTCATTATTTAATGATCCAGATAATAAGACTTATAACAACAGAAAAGAAGCAGAAAAGGCTATGTACACAAATGTAATTATTCCTTTAGCTGAAAAAATAGCTTATAAGCATACAAAATTCATAGCAGAAAATCATTATCCAGAAGGTAATTATAGAATTAGAAAGAACTTTGAATATGTTTCTGCTTTACAATCTGATTTAAAAGAAGAAGCAGAGAAGGACAAAATAGTAATGGAAGGAGTTAATGTTGTTTTAAATATGCCTATTAGCCAAGAAGCAAAGATAGAAATGTTAAAAGAACATTATCAAATAAGTGAAGATATTTTAAATAAACTAACAATAGAAAATAATGAGTAATTTATTCCAAACAAAAAATATAGCTTTTGAAATAAAGGATCTTGATACTGCTGGAAGAAGGGTAACTTTTGCAGCAGCTTCTTTTAATAATGTAGATTCTGATAATGATGTAATTACTTTTGGTGCATTTAGTAAAAGCATAAAAGAAAGAGGTCCAGAAAGTCCAAGCAATAGAAAAATTAAGTTTTTAAGATACCACGACTTTGAACACGAAATTGGACTGATCAAATCAATGCAAGAAACTTATGATCATTTAGTAATTACTGCTGATTTAGGAAGATCAACAAAGGGCAATGATGCTTTTTTAGATTACCAAGATGGAATTATTACAGAACATTCAATTGGCTTTATGTTAGTTCAAGATAAAATTAATTTCCTGGATTCTGGAATAAGAGAATTAAAAGAGGTTAATTTAATGGAAGCTTCGGCAGTTACATTTGGAGCAAATTCAGAAACACCAGTTTTTAGCGTTTCAAAAGGTAATGAAACAGAATACCTGGAGAAGCTTAATAACCAGGTAAACGGTTATTTAAATGCTTTAAAAAATGGTAAAGGAACTGATGAAAGATTAGAACAAATAGAAAATAATTTACGAGTATGCCAACTCAAATACAACAATTTAATTAATTCACTTAAAGAAGGTAAGCCGTTTAATGATAACACTAACCAGAATAAGCCGAATGAAGCTAAAGAGTTTTATTTAAATCTATTGAAAAAATAATAATAATAATTAATAAAAACAGAAATGGAAAAATTCGAAGAAAAATCTGCTGAAGTTTTAGCAAAAATGACTGCTGAAGAATTAGCTGGTTATTATAATCAAAAAAATGCTTTTACTTCAGAAGAAATTAAAGCGTTAAAAGAATCTGCAAAAACTTCTAATGAAGTAGCAGAAGAACTTAAAGTTAAATTAGCTACTTTAGAAGCAGACAAGATCGAGCAATTAAAGTCTTTAAATGAAACTTTAAAGCAACACGGAGTTGCAATTAAAAAATTAACAGAGCAAGAAAAATCTGATCGTACTGAAAAAGGAGAAACAATTTTTGATTCTCTTAAAAAACACGTTGATTTATTAACAGAAATGAAAGAGGACAGAAACAAATCTGTTAGCTTTAAAGCTGCTGCTCCAATGTTAATTTCAACAAACGTATCTGGAGGTAATGTACCAGTTGAACAAAGATTAGCTGGAATTAATAATATTGCTTCAAGAAGAATTAGACTTTTTGATATTGTTTCAAGAGGAGCTGCTGAATCTAATGTTATTTCTTGGGTTTACCAGGCTAACAAAGATGGAGCTGCTGGAGGAACTGCTGAAGGTGCATTAAAAAATCAAATTGATTTTGATCTTGTTGTTAATTCTGAAACGGTTAAGAAAAGAACTGCTTATATCAAAATATCTAAAGAGATGTTAGGAGATATTTCTTTTATGGAAACTGAAGTTAACAATGAGTTAATGAGAGAATTGGTAAAGGATGTGGAAAACCAAGTTTATCAAGGAAATAATACTGGATCTAATATGAATGGTATTAGAACGGTTGCTACTGCTTTTGCTGCTGGAACATTTGCTGCTTCAGTTGACAATGCAAACATTGTTGATGTATTAAGAGTTGCAATGAACCAAGTTAAATTAGCTGATCAAGATGGAGTTAATTATATCTTAATGAATCCTTCAGATGTAACTTCTTTAAAACTTGTAAAAGTTGGATCTACTGATGACAGATACATTGATCAATTACAATTAGTAGCTGGACAATTATCTTTAGATGGAGTAAACATTATTGAATCTACATTGGTTGCACAAGATGATTACCTGGTTGGTAATTTCGATCTTGCTACAATTTATGATAGAGGAATGGTTGAAATGTCTGTTGGTTATGAAAATGACGATTTTACAAAGAATTTAGTTACAATTTTAGCTGAATGGAGAGGTCTTGTTGTTGTTAAAAACAATGATAGAACTGCTTTTGTAAAAGGAGATTTTACAACTGATAAAGCTGCATTAGAAACACCTTAATTCTAATTGACTACCTGGAGCCTATAACGAAAGTTATGGGCTTTTGGTGGTATAAAACCTTATGTTATGGCAAAGAAACAACCAACAAAAAAGACAATCGAAGCAAAATCTGAAAAAGTTGAAATAGCAGAAACTAAAAAAGCTACTCCAGAAAAAGAATTTAATGGTTATATTTTAATTGATGGAAAAGCTTATAGAGTTTCAAAAGCTAAAGCTGATGAATGCGTAAAAAGAGGAATTGCTAAATATCAATAAAGATGAGTATATTACAAACTTCTGATTTTATAGGCCAATATCAAATTAGCCAAACGGTTTATGGTAGTTTAACTTCTTATATTGAAAAATACGAGCAATATTATTTATTGCGTTTATTTGGAGCTGAATTATATAATTTATTTGTTTCAGATCTTACTGGATCAACTCCACAAGTTCCACAAACACAAAAATACATTGATCTATTTAATGAATTTAGTATTGATGATGGTAACTGCATAAGAAGAAGCGAAGGAATAAAACAGATGTTAATCCAGTTTATTTACTTTCAATTTATTAGAGATACTAATTTTGAAGTAACTGATTCTGGAGTAATGCGTACTGCTTCAGAAGTAAGTAATATTTTACCTTATAATGGATTTAATTTAATAGAATCATATAACCAGGCCGTTGAAAATTACAACAATATTCAATGGTATATTTGTGATAAACCTTTAGATTATCCAGAAGAAAACGTACAACATATTGGTTATACTGCTGGAATATGAGAAATTTCCAATTATTAAATAATGCAGATGCTTCAATAAGTGTTACAAGTCAAGAAGTTAATTTAGATAAAAGAACAGAATGGGTGCTTTTAATTGATTTAAGCAATGCAGATGGTATTCCTTCTATTTATATAGATCAAGGATTTACTGGAGGTAAATGTATTCCAAATCCTTCTGAATGGTATGTTTTAGCAAACAAGTGTGATAGTACTGGAGAATTTATTATTGATGATGAACAAATCCAGATAAAAAGTAATTATTTTAAAGGTAATTGGTTTAGAATTAGATATGAAGCAAAAGATAATACTGCTGGAACAATTAGTGTAAAATTATCTTATAAAGATTTTCCATAATGCCAAAGACAATATATTTAGATAATACATTAAATGCTTGTGATCTTGAAGCTATTTTAAAGGCTGGTAATAATATTACTATTACCAAAATAAATGATTGCACTTTAGAAATTTCTGCTTCTGGAGGAGGAGCTGCAAATGGTATTAAATATCATTTTATTGCTGGAGAAAGTCAAATAATAGAAAATAGGTATCAATATAATTTATATTATAACTTAATTTTAGATTTAAATAGTAACTTTACTATTGATTTAGGAGGCCAATTAGTTGTACATAAAGGGTACATTTTAAACAATGGAACTTTAACTAATAACGGACAAATATTTAATTTATGAGCCAATATATTATTAATCAAATAGCTGCTGCAAGTGTTCCTAATGCTCCTTCTGGTGCATTTACTTTGTTTTTAGATACTGATGGAATTTGGAAGAAAAAAGATGAATTTGGAAATGTAACTCCAGTAAGTAATGCTGATAATGATGAAAAAGTAAAAGTAACTGGAGCAGATACAACTCCAGGTTATTTACAAGATAAATTAATTGGAACTGCAAATAAAATTTCACTTACCATAATTAATCCTGGAGCAAATGAAAGTTATCAATTAAATATTGGTAATGATGTTTTTGATATTTCAGTTAATACTTCAGATAATATAACAGAAGGAGTAGTTAATTTTTTTGTAACCAATGCAGAAAAAACTTTAATAGGTACTGCTTTACAACCTGGAGATAATATAAGCGAATTAAATAATGATGTTGGATATATAACTTCAAGTTTTAATATAGGTAATTCAGATTTAACAACAACAGATTTTCAAAGAACTTTAAATTTAGGAGATAGAAGATTTAACATTGAAGGTTATGGAACGGTTTTGTCAACAAGCGTTATTAGGTATCAATATTCAGATGGAGCAAATGCTGGGTTATTTGATTATGTTTTAAATAATTTTGGTAACGGATTATATACAAATGTAGATCATAGGCCAGGACAATATGTAATTGATAATGTTGGTAATCAAGATGGAGATGGAGGAGGATTAATTTTAGATCCAACACAAACTGCTTTAAGTTTTTATGATGGTATTGCTGGTCAAGAAAGAGCTTTTGCGTGTTCTCCAGATGGTTTAATATTAAGAGATGATATAATTCAAAGAGGTGCTGCTTATGATGCAGACTATTCAACAAATGGTATTGCTCAATTTGGCAATAGATGGATTCCAGATGTTGGATATACAAATCAACTTATTGAGAGTGCTAAAATAAAACAAAAAAGTGGAGTTGTATTAAAAGCAACTTTTACTGGTAATCCTAAAACTGCAACGGTAACTTTTGCAACACCTTTTGCAGATGCTAATTATTCTCCAATAATAACGTGTGAAGCTATAAATAGAAATGCCTACACTCCAATAGTAACAAATATAACTTCTGCTGGATTTACAATTAATATGACGGTTAATAATATTAACAATCTAACAAGTGTTAGATGGGTTGCAATTAAACACGGAGAAAATTAATATGGGTAAAACAAGTGTAAATGCAATAGAATTTGATAATCTAACTGCTGATCCAACAACTTTAACAGAATCTTTAACTTGGTATAGAAGTGATTTAAACGAGTTAAGATCTTATATTAATGGAGCAATTTTAGTTTTAAATGCTGGTAATGCTGCTCAATGGCTGCCTAATAGTGTTCCTTTAGATAGTTTATTACCTAAAGGAGCTACATTTTTTATTAATGGAGGAGCTGGAGTTTATTTATCTTTTTCTGGAACTGCTGATGATGCCGTTCATTATAATGATAGTTTAAGTAATGGTTTGCCGTATGATGGAAGCACTTTAGCAATGAAACTACATTGTAGATTAAGCTCAAATGGAGGTGCTGGAGATACGGTTGGTTTAATAGTTAATTATGCAATTACAAAAAACGGAGATAATACAAGCACAACCGTAACAAATATTCCACAACAAAATGTAGATGTTAGCACAGAATTGCAAGATGTTCAATTTGAGATAGTACTTGGAACAATGACTGGAGTAGTTGGAGGAGAAATATTATTGTTTAGTTTAACCAGAAATTCAAAAGGAGGAGGATCTGATTCTTATGGAGGTAATTTAGAAGTTTTGGCAATGGAACTTATAAAAATATAATTATGAATAAAAAACTTTGGGAACAAGATCAAATAGTAGTTGCTGAATATAGTAAAAGATGCGATGAAAGAGAGATTACATTAATGAATGGAACTATGAATTTTGTAGTTTATTTTATGATGTTGGATAATTCAAATGATGAAGATGAAGTAAAAAAATTAAATGCAGAAATAAAGGTTGCTCAACTATCAACAGAAATAGCTCCTTTTTTATATGCTTATAGATTAGGAAATACACAACCGTTAATTAATGGTATTCAAAATAGTAATTTAGAATATATGGATCAATCTGCAAAAGATTATTTAATTAACTACTTAACTTTATAAAATGCAACAAGGAAAAATAGAGATATTAACAACAAAAGTTTCATTAATTTTAGGTATGATTACTGGAGGATTAACATTAGCAGAAATAGATTTAATTTTAGCTTTAGTATTAAAGTTAGTTTCTATAATTTCTTTTATTATAGTTATTGCTTTGAATATTGATAAATTATTTGTAATGATTAAAAATAAATTTAGTAAAAAATGATCTTAATTACTAAAGAAAATATCTTAGAAGAATTGATTAAAGGATCAATAAAATTTAGTTTAATTTATCCTATTGAGAAAGGAAAACATTTTAGATTAAATAATTCTATAAGAGTTTTTTTAGATCCAGAACATTCAGTTAAAATTCCAAAAGGATTTGAATTTGATGGATCAAGTGTACCAAGATTTTTATGGTGGATCTTTCCAAGTTATGGAAATTTCTTTTTTGCAGCCTTATTACACGATTATTTATACCAAACACAGTATATGCACAAAGATTTAGGTTATCAAATAGCACAAGAATTAGCAGATATTGAGATGTTGGAATGGAGTAATATCATAAATAACAAGAATATTTTTAAAAAAATAGACAACTATTTAAGGTTTTTGGCCGTAAGGTTGTTTGGAAAAAAGGTTTATATTAATTTATGAGTTGTAAAGATAGAATAGAAACGGTTGATGTAGTAGGTAGTTTAGTTGCTTCTATTGATACTTCTATTAAAATTAATAGTGTAGTAGATAACGGAGGGAGTTATACCGTTAAAACTTGTAATACAAAGTATTTAAGGCCAAGATCAACTTTTGAACATAATGGAATAATATATACGGTAATTGATGATCCTGGATTTGAATTTGATCCGAACAGATGTTTTACCGTAACTGGACAAAGTATAATAACTGGAAATGTTATTGAATTACCAAAAATGAAATATTACTATGGAACGGTAATAGCAACAAGTAATGAATTAGACAAAGTTAAATTAGATACTAATAAATTTCCAATGGTTTATCTGCTGGAGGTTATAAGGGATGATTTTAACAATTTAGAAGAAGATAGAATAGATAGAAATTCAGATTTTAAGGTATTTTTTCTTGTAAATACTGATGAAGAAAATTGGTTAACTGCTGATCATTACAGAATGGCAATTAAGCCAATGAGAAATATGGTTTACCAGTTTATAGATGAATTAAATAATAATAAAAATATTGGAGAATTTTCTAATTTTACGGCAATTAACCACGTTAAATTTGGAGTTTATACTACCGACAAAGGGCATACTCGAAGGGTATTTAACGACAAAACAAGTGGAGTTGAGGTAAGATTAGATTTACCAATAATAGCAAGCCAATTATGTTTGGCTTGTAATTAAAATTAATAATAATTTAAAAATTTAAAAAAATGGCACAAGAATGTAATTGTGATACTGGATTATTTAACTTGCAACCTTCAAGTTGTGTTGCAACTCCAGGTATAGCTCGAAAATTTGTTTTTGTTGAATACTTTAAAGCAGATGGATCTGTTAATGGAGTAAATTTATCAAATCCTTTTGGAGAAGCTGAAATAGATGCTTTGTTAGCTCAAAGCGACAAAAATTTAAGATGGTTTTTATCTGATAGATTTAAAAACTTTGTAACAGAAAGAGCAGATCCTAACTTTGAAACGGTAGATAATGAAAATTTATTTATTAGTCAAGGAACAAGAACTATGACTGGTAACTTTTATGCTGCTGGAGCAGATTTAGCAGCTAAATTAGATGGTAATAGATGTGTTGAATTAGGAGTTTTTATGATTGATTCTGCAAATGGAATTAATGGAGTAGTTACAAGAGATTTATTTTTAGATCCTATAAGACTAAACAAAGAAACTTTCTTTAGTAAAATTAATTTCCCAACTGAATCAAACAGATTTAATGTAATGTTCTCAACAGAATGGGATCGTTTAGTTAAAGATGGAGATTTAAGAACTTTGGCTTTTTCAGATCATAAAACTGATTTATTAAACAAAGTTGGTTTAATTGATGTTTTAGCAAGATTTGGAACTGCTTCTTTAGCAACAGAAATTTCGATTGAACTTTATGATGTTGATGGTTCTGCTGCTGGAGATCCTTTTACTGGATTAGTTTTAGGAGATTTTACTATTACTAATGAAACAATTGCTGCTTCAATAACTGCTTCTGCTGCAATTGAAAGTCCTAATGGAACTTATACCTTTACAATACCAGCCCAAGTAACTGGAGATTTTATAACGGTAACCGCAACAAAGGCTGGATTTGATTTTAGTCAAACAACTAATGAGAAAATAACGGCACTTTAAAATTTGAAATATGAAAACTTTTAAAATAGGTAAATTAGAATTTAACATTGATGCTTGTAAAAAAATGAGTAAGAAAGAATTTGTAAAAATTCATTCAAGAAACTGCAATATATACAATGTTGATATTGATTATGCTTATGAAAAAGTTACTGGTAAAAAAGCTACTTCTAATAATGATTAGGAGTAGCATTACTAATGACTATTTTAAAGCAAATAAAGGCTAATTTAAGAACATTAGATATTAACTCTATTATAAGATCCATAATTTCAAGAGAAGAGGTTAAGGATTTTATAATAGATTTAAATACAAATAAGCAATTATTTGGTCAAGGCGAAAATAGCTTTGGAGTTAGATTAGAGAATGTACGAGGTAGAGATTATTCTGATCTTACCGTACAATTGAAAATTGAAGATGGATTGCCATTTGATAGAATAACATTATTCCAGACTGGAGAATTTTATAGTAGTTTTGTTGTAATTCCTGGAAATGATTATTTTACAATTTCTGCTGATCCAATAAAAGGAGATGATAATTTATTTGATGATTGGGGAGAAGATATTTTAGGGCTTCAAGATGAAAACCTACAACAACTTATTTTTTTTATAAAAGATGCAATTATTCAAGAGTTCAAAAGAGCCATTACAAGAGGTTTGTAATGTTTATGATAGTATAGATACCTTACCACAATGGAATTGGATTAAAGTACACGAAACTGGTAATTTAGCTTATATTAAGATACTACCAAATTATAGGAAGCTAAAAGAAGAAAATACTGAAGAATTAGAGGAGTTTTGGGCTAAAATTTATGATGAATTTATTGAAGAATTTGGATTTTCAGAAAATTATATTGAAGTTCTGGATCATAAAAAAAGAATAGCTATATTAAAAAATGATTTTGTAATTACTGATAATAGATTTTTATTAAATCATATTAGAATTGCAGAAAATAGATTAAAAGAAATTGAAAAAACTGCTCCAATTGGTGTTAGTTTTAGAGAATCAATAGTAATGATAGAGAAGGAACAAGGAATAAAAATAGATGCTAAAAAAATAAGTGTAGCAGATTATAATTCATACATTAAAACAATGAACAAAAATGGCAAAGCAGATTAAATTTAATGAGTTTGTAGATGCTCAAAGTGTAGAAGCTGGATTAAATACAATATTAGCTTCATTAAATAAGGTTGAGGAATCTTTGAAAAGTATTTCAAAGGCCAGTAAAAATGCTTTAAACTTAAATGAAGGAAAAAGTTTTAATGATGTTAAAAAATTAAATGATGAAATACAAAAAAGCAATAAAGTATATGATCAAAAAGCTAAAATAGCTAAAGAACGAATTGAAATAGAAAAAAAATTAAAAGTTGCAAGATCAAATGCTATTCAACAAAATGTTGAGATAAAATTACAATTACAAGAACAAAATAAAATAAATAAGCAATTAGCCAGAGAGAAATTAAATTTAGTTGGAGCTTATGAAAAAGAAAGTAAAAGATTAATTGCTTTAAGAAAACAATATAAAGATCTTGCATTAAGTGAAGGAGAAGGATCTGCAAAAGCAAAAGCTTTATTAAAAGATATAACTGCTTTAGATAATAAATTAAAAAGTGTAGATAAAAGCGTTGGCCAGAGCCAAAGAAATGTTGGTAATTATGGTAGTGCTTTACAAAGGTTAAAAGGATCATTCACAAGTTTGGCTGGAGCTGCTGGATTAACGGTTGGTGTAATGGGTGCTTTTAGAGTATTAAAAGATTCTATTGGATTAGTAAGAAAATTTGAATCTGCAAATGCTCAATTAGCTGGTGTTTTAGGAACGACACAAGAAGGAGTTAAAGTATTAACAGAAGATGCTTTAAGATTAGGAGCAGCAACTTCTTTTAGTGCTAATGAAGTTGCACAATTACAAACAGAATTTGCTAAATTAGGTTTTAATGAATCTGAAATATTAAATGCTACTGAAGCAACATTAGATTTAGCAGCAGCAGTAGGAGCAGATTTAGGAGAAGCTGCTGCAATAGCTGGAGCAACATTAGGAGGTTTTGGATTAGGAGCAGAAGAAACTCAACGAGTTGTTGATGTTATGGCCAAATCTTTTTCAACTTCTGCATTAGATTTAGAAAAATTCAAAGAATCAATGAAAACCGCAGCTCCAGCAGCAAAAGCAGTTGGAATAAATGTTGAAGAAACGACTGCTTTACTTGGAACATTAGCAAATGCTGGTATAAGTGGTTCAATGGCTGGTAATAACTTGAAATCTTCATTTATTAATTTAAATAAAGCTGGATTAACATTAGAACAAGGCCTGGAGAAAGTTGCTAATTCAGAAAATAAATTAGGTACTGCTGCTCAATTAGTTGGTAAAAATGCTGCTGCTTCCTTCCTTATTTTAGCAGAAGGAACAAAAACAACAGAAGAATTAACATTAGGTTTAGAAAAAGCTGGAGGAGCTGCAAAAGTGATGGCAGAAGAAAGATTAAATACTTTAGATGGAGCTTTAGCTTTGTTAAATTCAGCTTGGGAAGGTTTCATTTTAAACCTTAATTCTGGAACTGGAGCAGCAAAAGGAATGGCAAATGTAGTTAGATTTTTAGCTGATAATTTAGTTGGAATAATTACTACAATTGGAGCTTTAACTGCTGCTTTTTTAACGTATAAACTAACCGTTACGGCAACAAATGTTATAACAAAAGCATATACAATAACAACAAATGCTTTAAAAGTTGCACAAGCAGCATTAACTGGAGGTGTTCAAGGAGCAACCGTAGCAATGAGAGCTTTTAATGCAGTTACTAAAGCAAATCCAGTTGGTATTTTGGTAACGGTTTTAGCAGCAGCAGTAACGGCCTTTATAGCTTTTAGAGATTCGGCAACAGATGCAATGAAGGCACAAGAAGCTTTTAATGCAGAAGCAGAAAGGGCAAGAAAACAATCGCAAGAAAATGTTAAATTAATAAAAGAAGAAACAAACGAAAAAATAATTGCTTTACAAAATGATATTAGAATTAGAAGGGCTGCTGGAGAAGATTCTAAAAAGTTAGATGAAGAATTTGCAGAAAGAAGGAAACAATTATTAATAGAAGAAAGAGAAGATAATAAATTAAGAATAAAGGCTGGATTAGAAGCAGCAGAAATTGAAAAACAAAATTTGCTTTTAAAAATAAAAAGTGTAGAAGATCAAATTGCAGCACAAGAAAAATTAAGTATTCAAACTGGAAGGGATCAAGGATTATTAAATAAGTTAAAAGATGAAAGAAGCAAATTAGTAATAGAAGCTGGAGAAACTGCTGGAAGATTTAAAGGTGTTTTATCAAGTTTAAAAGATGCTAATATTAATTTAAACAAAGAAATTGCTCAAAGTGATAATGATTTAGCTGAAGTAATAGCTGGAAATACTGATAAAACGAGCAAGGAATATCAAAATAGATTAAAGGAATTAGAACTTTTAAGACAAAAATTAGAAGATATTGAAAATGGATTTATTAGTGATGATTTTGAAAGACAAAGAAAGGTAATCAAAACAAAATTTGAACGAGAAATTAAATCAATAAAAGGAAATTCACAAGTTGAAAAAGATTTAAGAGTAGCTTTAAAAAGACAAGAAGAACAAGAATTGCAGAAATTAGCTGAAGAATTTTTTAAGGCCAATGGAGAATTTCAAGAAGAAAAAGTAAAAGAATTAGCTGGTAAAAAAAGTAATGTTTTTCAAGAATATTTAGAAAAAAGAAAAACTGAATTAGAAAATGAATTGAAGCTTGAAGAATACTATTCTAATTTAAGAGTTGAAATACAAAAAAGCATTTTATCTAAATTAGAACAAATTTCTACAAAAAGAAGTGAACAAGAAATTGAAGCAATAGATAAAGAAATTGCAGCTAATGAAAAAAGACAAGATCAATTAAGAGAGTTGGCACAAAGAGATGTTTTAGGAGCTGATCAAAGTATTGCAGCAGAAAAAAAACGTGCTGCTGAATTAGAAAAAGAAAGGCAACAAGAGGTTAGAAAACAAGAATTAAAAACTGCTGGTTTTAAAATATTATCTGCTTTATTAGAACAAGGCAAAAGTCCACAAGAAGCAATACCAGAAGTAGGCCTTCTTTTAGGAGCTTTACCAGCCGTAATAGATGCAATACCTACATTTTATACTGGAACAAATACAACCGTTGCAGATGCTTTAGGAAGTCCACATTTAAACACTCAAAGAGATGGCTATATAATAAGAGCAGATGGATCTGAAAAAATATTAAATCCTTCACAAAGTAAAAGAACTGGAGGAAGAACAACAGATGAAATTACCTCAATAGTTGAAAAATATGATAATGGTTTATTGACTGGTTTAAATGATTATAACCAGCCAAAAGTTTTAAATACTAATTGGCAAACAAATGATCAAATTTTAAGTAAATTTAATTCATTAGAAAAATCTATTATTAATACAAATAGAAGAATTGAGGAGGCTATAAATAAGCAGCCAGTTTTAGACGAAGTTAAATTCAATAAGATAACAAAAGAAATGATGGTTGTAATGAAGTCAAATAATAAGACAACAAACACAAGATCCAGCATTAAAAAGAGTATATTTTAATTATTTTTGTAATTATTAATGGCCGAAAACACAATAAATACCAGAGAATCTTTTGAAATTAACGGATTAACCGTTAATCCTCCAGTAGAATGGGCTGATATTGAAATTGAAGCTTCATTTGACAATGATAATATTCAACCAAATATTACTATTGATACTTTTAGATTTGTAAATAAAGAGGCCACAATATTAAAAGACTGGATTAATAACGGTTTTCCTGGAATATTTGAGGGTATTCCATTTAAAATAAAGGGCTTTAACAATACAAATAATTTATCTGTTTTCGATGGATTTATAAATTTGTCAGATGATGTTTCACTTTTAGAAGATGGATCTGTTAATGCTAAAGTAATCAAGAAAGATGGTTTAAATAATTTACAAGATAGATTAGATGCTTTAACTTTTGGTTTCCTGGAGGACATAGGCATAATAAATTCTTCAAATTATACAACAATAGATTACGTTGTTGAAAAAAAAATAAATGCAGTTGAATTAATTATTTCAAATGTTGTTTTATTTTTAATGATTAAAGAATTAGCTGAATCAATTGAAAGAGTTGCTACTGATATTGCAACTGGAATAGCTTTAACTTCTATTCCATTAGGAGGAGCAATTGGAGCAGTTGTTTGGTTTGCAGCAAAAGCATTAATCAATTTATCTTATGCAATTGTTTTATTGGCAGCAGTTATTAACTTAGCAAATAAACTTTTTCAATTGTTATTACCTCCAGTAAGACAACATAAGGTTATGAAGTTAAGAACGGCAATGGAACGAGTTTGCATTGCTTTAGGTTATAATTTTGTAAGTCCAATTACGGAATTAGACGATGTTTATTTTTTACCTTCAAATCCAAGACAAGATAATGTTAGTTTATTAGATGGATTAATTACAACTTATAAAGGAACACAATCTGGAATACCAAATCAAATTGATTTTGGTTATGGTTGTGGCGAATTTTTCCAGGTAATGAGAGAATTATTTAATGGTAAATATGCAATAGTTGGTAATGATCTACATTTAAGAAGTTTAAATGATCCATATTGGGTAAAAACTTCAACATATCAATTACCAGATGTATTAATTGAGGAGCAGAAATATAACACAAATGAATTAAATGCAAGATGGTCTTTAGATTTTAAAATAGATTTAAGAGATGATTGGACAATAGATAATTATGTTGGATCTTCATTAGAAAGAGTTACTGATGCTATAACCGTAAATAATTTAAAAGCTAAATATTTAAAAGGTATAGAAGAAATCCAAATACCTTATGCTTTAGGTAACAGAAAAGATCAATTAAATGCAGTTGAAAACACTTTAAAAGTTGTGGCTGGTTTAATAGATTCGGTAACTGGTGCTTTTGGATCTGGAACTAACTTTGTTTCTACAATGAATAATAAAGTTGGAATGTTAAAGGTAAGCGATAATTCACATTCAATACCTAAATTATTATTTTTGAAAGGAGGTAAAATACCAGTTAATGATCGTGTTTCTTTTTCTGCTCCAAAAATGTATCAAAAATACTGGAATGAGAGTAGTTGGGTAACAAACGCAAATAAAAGGCAAAGAAAAGTTTATAATAATGTAAGAATACCTTTTGGATTAAATGATTTTGTGAAGCTAATTGATAATAATTACATAACAGATTCAAACGGTAATCTTGGAAGGGTTTTAAATATTAGCTGGAATTTATTTTCTGATTATGCTACAATAACATATTATACAGAATTTAAATATGCTCCAAACTTAAAAGAAACTTTCATAATAGCACAATAAAAATGGATAACTTTACTAAAATAATTGAAGATTTAAAAGCAAATTCTATTGCATTAAATAAGGCTGCAAATTTAGAGTATCAAAAGGCCGTAACTAAGCTGAAGGAAGAAGGAACTGAAGAAGAAATAAAGAAGTTCGAGAGTATAGAAGAAAAATTAAATAAGGCCAAAGAAAGTTTAAATTCAAAAGATGCTTTAAATGTTATTTCTCAATTAAAAAATATGATAAATGGCAATTAAAACAATAGTAAATAGCGTTAAATTTTTTAATGAATTTAAAAATGATCCTGGATTTGTTTCTAATTTAGGATCTTTTACCACAAATTTAACTGGAGAAGTTTTAACGAATGTAAAAGTTGAAATTTCAGTTGATATTAGCTGGGGTATTAATTATGCTCCTCCAGGAGGTTTTAACTGGACATTAACAAAGTCTGGAACATTATTAACAATTGTTTCAAATGATGGTTATGATTTTATTAATGAAGGATTTGCTGCTGGAGATGTTGTTGATTTAGGTCTAAATATTGGAGGAACACCAGTTTTAGCTCCAACTTTACCAATTACTTTTGTATTAGGAAATACAATGGTTATTGATACTGGAGTTTTAATTGCTTTACCTGGAGGAATAATAGGAGTTAGGATTGATGGTAAAAATGATTTAGTTGCTTTAAATTATAAGTTTGGATTAATAGAAAATGCTGAAAGTTTTAATACAATTTCAAAAGTTTCTAATAATGATCAAGGTTATTATGCAACTGGAATAGGAGCAGATTTAGGAGGAGGAGTAAGAGATACAAGTTTTGTTGATATGACAAGATTAGGAACTTATAAAGATTGGCAAACTGGATCTGCAAGAGTTCGTTTTGTTAGCAGTCCGGCACTATATGTTCAAAGATTTATAATAGAACACGAATTTATGATCGTTCCCTTCTATTTAGAAGGTCAATTAACTAATTTAGAAAACAATGTACTACCAACTTTATTTAATGGCTTAAATAGTCTTAAATACGTTTTTAATGCTGGTTTTAGAATAAACTTATCAAATCCAAATACTGAAAAACCTTTTCAAATAGATGAATTTGCTGGATCGGTTGCCTGGTTTAATGAAAATTTTAATGGTTTTCAAAACGATTACGAAATAAAAAGTGTTGATTATTTTGATGGAAATACTTTGTTAGATGCAGAAGGAATTTTAGCTTCAACAAAAACAAAAATAGAAATATTAGTTGGCCGAGATTCAACACCTTTTGTTGCTGGAGATAGATTTGGAGTTTACATATCTTATTTACCAGAACAAAATGAATATGAAAATACAATTTTAAGTGATCTAAAACAGAATTTTATTTATGATCGAGCTTTAAATAGTGAAGGAGTTGCTGCTACTTCTGGAGATGATTTTATAACTTCTTGTGAAGCAGTATTATCTGGAGGAGATTTGCTTATTACTTTGGAAATGGAATATTCAAGTTTACAAAAAGCTTTTTTAGCCAATAAAATAAATTTAGGAGATACCAAATACTTAATTGGAGTTGAAGTTGGAGATAATACTTTAAGTTCTGCTGGAAGTAATAGAGTAATGCTTTTAGCAGATGTTAAAAATTATGATTTATCTGCTGATATTCCTGGATTAATGGAGTTTACAAAATATGATATTTACAAACACAATAAACAAATTGGAGTTGGTACTCCTTCAACAGATGCTTTTACCTGGAATGAAGATGGATTAGTAGTTGATTATAACTTTTATTTAGATCTTAATAAACAAGCTTTTTTAAATAGTTTAGATTTTAAATTAATAGCTTATAATCCATTAACAGAACAAATGTTTGAATTAGATAGTTATACATTTGGAAATATAGCTTCTGCAATTGTTTCTGGAGGAGTTCAACAAATAAATGATATAACTACCAGGAATTATAATTTAGCTGCTGGAGATCAATTTAATGATGTTTCAATTATAACTGATTCAAATGCTGGAGGCCTTCAAAATTATGTTGGAAGATTTGGATTAAAAATATCTTGGCAAGACTGGTTAAGTAATGCAGATGTTGATCCTATTTTTTACGATCTTTCAAAACCTAATTACAACCTAAATGATAAAGCCAGTAATTATTCTTTTTTAAATGATTATGAAATAAGATTAGCAGTAACTTCAAATTTAGATGGAGTTTCAGATTTGGGAGTTTCTGGAAATACTGATTATTTATTTTTAAGTCCAGCAATTAATGTTTATGATTATAACAAAGGTTTTTATGATCCTTCAATTTGGAGTGGAGTAATTCAAACATTCCATCCAACAACTTTAGTAGATTTAGGAGGCCAAGTTTTATCTGGAGAAGATACGATAATGAAAACAACTTGGACAAGTACTGATGGAGCAATAACAGATCTAACAGATTTTTGGGCTATTCATAGGATTGAAGAAAGTAATCAATTAGGTTATGAAATTGATGAATTAAGCAGTATTAATCCTTTTCCAACACCAAATAGATTAATTCCTTTATCTGGAGAAACACAATTAAAAATTTATTTAGATGCTGGAAATGTAATAACTGAATGTTTAGTTGATGGAAGCCAAATAACTTCTGGAGTATCTTATAATTTAAGTTCAAGAATAGAACAAGGAACACCAGCTATTCCAGAAGGTGCAAAAATAACTGAAGAAGATGTTTTAAAAGATACTGAAGGAGATGAATTAAAAATTATAGAAGAATGATAACAATACAATTACCTAATAGTACTCCAGCAGAATATTATCCTGGAATGGCCGTTAAGATTCAAAGAAATTCTTTGCCAGAAATAGGAGAAACACCAGAAAATGATTTTTGTTATTGTAAATTCGAGTGCGATTATACCGAAAATGTTTTTGGATCTGCTTCAAATGATTATTGGAAAAATGATAAAAACACTTTCATTTACAGAAGATTAATTGCTTCAGATACTATAACTATCAAATTATTAAAAAACGGAGTAGAAGTTGCCACAATTACAGATAATACTTTTGGAGAATATATTGATGGTTATACAACTGGAACACCAGATCAACAACTTTATGTTGTATTTACTATTTTTTGGCAAAATGTATTTTTAACTTTTGGATCTGGAGAATATACAATTGAAGCAGAACTAAATATTTTAGGTAGTACAACAATCCAGGAAAGTCAAAAGTTTAAATTAATAGGTTATTCAGATTTAGCAGCAGATGGAACGGTAAGAATTGAGAGTTACCAAAATGGAAATATAATTGGAAGTGAATTTGATTTTACTGATCTTAATTTATATCAATCTTTTAGAGTTAAAGGTAAATTAACAGAAATTACTCCAGAACTTGAAAATGATAATTATTTAGATACGAATTATAAGAGTACACAAATACAAACAAAAGTTTTACCAAAATGGAATTTAAACATTAAAAAAGTTAGTAGATTAGTATCTTTGTTAATAACAAGAGACGTTATTTTAAGCAATAAAATGGAGGTAACGGATTATAATATAATTAACGAGGCAATATTTAGAAGGGTTAATGTAACGGTTGAGGCAATAGAAAAATTAGATTCAACATTTACAACAAGAGCAAGTTATGATCTTACTTTAAATGATAAAATAAACAACATTATAAAACGAAACAATTAAGTTATGCCAGAAAAAATTAGTCAATACATAGCAGATAATACAAGTAATCCAATACAACCTTTTGATTTATTAGATTTTTCTAATTATGATAGTCCTGGAGTTTATGACGTAAGTAAAAAAATTACGGTTTTAGAATTTCTAACTTATTTAGCTGGAAATATAAATACTTATTATACTGGAAATGGATCTTTAAATGGTAATAGAGATATTAATGCAAATGGATTTTATACCAGGTGGCAAAATGGTAATCTTCTTTTACAAGAAACTGGATTAATAAATGATAGATTTTTTACCGTTCAAAATAGTTTAAGTCAAGAAAGAGCCAGATTAGGTTTTAAACAAAGTGCAAATTCTGGAGAATTTTCTTTAACAGATTCAACTGGAGAGTTTTTTAAAGTTGGAGGTGCTGGTCAATCATATATATCAAGAGCATTTACGGTTGGAGATACTACACAAGCATTAAATACTCAATTTTCAGTTAGAGGATTAAACGATAATTCTACTCAATATTCAGCAAGATTTGGAGGTTTAAATGGAGATTATGATTCTTTAGTTATTAGAAATGATAAAAGAGTTGGTATAGGATTAACAACACCTACTGCAAAACTTGATATTTTAGGAGAAGGAACTGGATCTGGAGTAGGTTTAAGGGTTAAAGATAGTTTAGGAGTTAAAAATTTATCAATATTTGATAACGGCAAAATAGTTTTAGGTAGAGATAACGGTGGAACTTATGATTTTGGAATTAATTTAAAATCATTTGACAGTATTAATTTAATGGCTATTGAAGAACAAGGAGGAGGTAACTATTATACCTTTAGTGCTGGATCAATGTACATAAGAAGTATAGCAAACATTGCAGCAATTAAAATGGGAGGTTTACTTTCAACTGATTCAATTGAAGCAAGAGGAGTTTATACTGGTGTTCACGATTTTGAAATTTATAATCCAGTAGCTTCAACAAGAATAGCAAGATTTAGAACTGCAAGTAATGTAAATGGAACAACTGCTGGAGGAATTGTGCATTTAGATATGGCAAATAATGGAGGTGTTAAGATAGGAGGGAATGCAACTTATGATCCATTAAATAAATTAGATATAAGAAATGCTTCTGATCAAAGAGCTTTAATTGTTGAAGAAGCAAGGATAACTTCTGTTTGGGGAGATGGTATTGCAAAAGCTCAAAATCCGTTTAGAGTTAAAAGATCAAATGGAACATTAATGGGCTACATAGGAACTGAAGCTAATGGAGATGGATTTGTAGCAATTGCAGATGTTGGGGGAGCTGATTCTATAAGATTAAGAGCTTTAGGAGATTCTTATTTTGGGCCAGGAACAACTTTAGCAATTGGAAATAATAGTATTGATTCAACTGCTGCATTAGAAGTTGATAGTACAACAAAAGGGTTTTTACCTCCAAGATTAACAACGGCTCAAAGAACGGCAATTGTAAGTCCGACAAGGGGTTTAATGGTTTATGATTCAGATATAAACAAACTTTATGTTTCAACTGCTTCTGGTTGGGAACAAATAACAAGTGTATAATAAATAATTTTTAATAACTTTAACAAAAAATTTAAAAAAATGATAGTAATAAACAAACAACTACAAAGGCCAGATAAAGGAATGGTAAGTACTGGATCAATAATTAATTATACTGCAAGATTTTTAGAAGAAAATTTAACGGTTGTTTTTGATTTAACACATTGGTTTAGTGAAGCAGCTAAAACTGAAGGAGGTTGGTTGCCGATTAGCAGAATAACTAATTTTTCATATATTCAAATGAAAGAATGTACTCCAGAAGAATGGGCTTTATTAGATGATGCTGGAAGCGTTGCTTTAGTTGAAGGCTGGTTAAAAGAAATAATTGATGAAAAAATTGGTACTGGATTTACTGAAATAGTTTAAAAATAAAATATGATTACGCAAGAAGAAATACAATTATTAAAACAAAGTTTAGATTTAGCAATTTCGCAAGTTTCAAATGCTATTCAACAAATCGAGCCAGAGAAAAAACAAGATGCAAGAAATTATTTAACTACATTGATTAATTTAAATAATGATCTTGAAAATAAAATTGGCAAAAAACCGAAGTAATGGAATTGGTTAAAAAAAATTTAGTAGCAATAGTTCTTTTTTTATCTGCAACAATTGGTGGTTATGTTTGGTCTTTAATCCAGAAAGGAGGAGAGGTTGAATTTAAAACGAAGGTTGAAGAAATAATTAAAGAAAAATTAGATGATGCTCATATAATTGAAACATTATTAAAATCCAGACAAGTTGAAGAATTTAAAAAACAAGCTGGAGAAGATTTAAGAGATGCAATTATTGAAGATGTTACTAAAAAAGATTCTTTAAAAATTAATCAAAACGCATATTTTGGAAAGGAATTAGGAATAAGAGATGAAGATGTAACTCCTTTAATGCTGCAACTTTTAAAAGAATATAAGGAAGGAAAACTTGTAAAGCAACAAGATATTCAACCGAGAAGAAATCCTAATACTATTGAATTATAAAGATGGAAAAAATAAGCGAACATTTAAGTTTAAAAGAAGTTATAAAAAGCAATACTGCTTCCAGGAAAGGAATTAGTAATAGGCCAACAATTGAACATTTAGCTAATATTAAAATATTGGCTAATGAAGTTTTTGAGCCATTGAGAATTTGGGCTGGAGTTCCTATTGGTGTTAGCAGTTGTTACAGAAGCAAAGCTTTGAACGAAGCTATTGGAGGGAGTTTAAAAAGCCAACATTGTGAAGGCAAAGCAATTGATCTTGATGCTGATATTTATGGAGAAATAACTAATGCAGAAATATTTGAATTTATTTCTGAAAATTTAGATTATGATCAATTAATTTGGGAATTTGGAGATGATATTGAACCAGCCTGGATTCACGTTAGTTATAATTTAGGATCAAATAGAAAACAAAATTTGAAGGCCTACAAAGTTGATGGTAAAACAAAATATAAAGCAATATGAAAAAAGAAGGAGGAACAAAAGTTGGTAATTTTTTAAGGTCAATAAAAGGAGTTGCTCCAGATGTTTTAAACTTAGCTGGTAATATAACTGGAATTGATGCTTTAAAAGGATTAGCCAACGCAATTGAAGGATCTGATTCTATTACACCACAAGACAAAGAAACGGCCTTAAAACTTCTTGAAATGGATTTAGCAGAAATGCAAGAAGTAACTAAAAGATGGGAGGCAGATATGGCTTCTGATTCCTGGTTAAGTAAGAATGTAAGGCCAATGGTTTTAATATATCTTATTTTGGTTTTAAGTATAACAATTATTTTAGATGGAGTTGATTCTATTGGCTTTAATCTTAATACTGGATATATTAATTTAATGGAAACATTACTGATTACAATAGTTGTAGCTTATTTTGGATCGAGAGGAGCAGAAAAAGTTATGACAATTAGGAATAATAAAAAATAAATTAATATATTTGTAGTTCCATATATATTTATAGTTTATACTTTTGATTCCGAGAAAAACCTTTGCAAACGTGCAAAGGTTTTTTTTGTTAAATTAATCTTATTGATTTTCAGTTAGTTAGCATATTTTTAAAAAAAAACATTTAAAGCTTGTTTTGTATTGTATTTATATATACATTTGTAGGGAATTAAAAAATTAGAAACTATGACAACTATTGAAAAAGTACTTAGAGCAAACGGAATAATGACAACTACGGAAGGAGTTTTTGGAAACACAATTATTATAGCTTGGGATGATTTAGGAATTGAAGAACAAGCAAGATTTAAAATTGATACAGATTTAAATATTGTTTACAACTTCTTAGGATATTAATATTTATAAAACTTAATAAAAACCAAAAGCTATGAACTACCAACAAAAACAAGATTTATTACAAGAGCAAGAATATAAACAAAGAAAATTTTGGTTTGTATTTGAATTTAAAGGCCGAGTAAATTCTGCATTAAATAAAGAAAATGAAAAATTTGGATTACCAAAAGATTTTATTTTTAATCCAAGACAAACAGAAGCAACAATGGAAGAATTTGATAAATTATTAAATCTAATTATTGATGCTGGAGAAAGTGAATTTAAATTAATTGGTACTCACAAATACAATTCTTTTGAAGAATTAAATAAAATATGGAAATAATGAAAAAATTAGAATTAATGAAGTCTGAAGCAGATAGAATTTCAAACTCAATTAAAAAAATTACAAAGTTTGAACAAGTTGTACCAACATTTAACTGGATCAAGAATTACGAAAAATTATTTAGTGCTCCAAATGTTGCAAATACATTAAGATATGAATTAACTTTAGTTGAACTATAAAAATTAAAAAAGATGGAATTAAAAGATTTAAAAAAAGTATTACCGTACAAATGGAGAGTGCAAAGTGCAAATCAATGGGGTGCAACTTGTGTTGCATATATTGATGCAAGAGATGTTCAAGATTTATTAGATGAAGTTGTTGGACCTCAAAATTGGCAATGTAGATATTCAGAACACAAAGGAAATTTATTTTGTGAAATAGGTATTAAATGCCAAGAAGATTTTGATGGTTTTATTTGGAAGTCAGATTGTGGAACTGAATCAATGGTAGAAAAGCAGAAAGGAGAAGCTTCAGATGCTTTTAAAAGAGCAGCCGTAATGTGGGGGGTTGGAAGGTTTTTATATAGTTTAAAAGTTATTAAATTAGATGTTATTCAAAGTAATGGTAAATATTATCCAGCATTTAATGGAAAACAATTATCTGGAGATCAAATAACAAAAGCTTGTGAATATAAACTAAAAAATAAATAAAATGGGTTTACCAAAAACAGAAAACAGAAAGATTTTAGATAAGTTAAATTTTGATGCTTTATTAAAAAATTATTCTTTAGATGAATTAGCAGATATATTTGCAGTAACAAAAACTATGATTCATACTGCTGCTTCAGATTATTATACTAAGAAAAAAAGAATAAATGATATTTTAAGTAATCCTAAATTTGTAATTTCTGAAGAAGATTTAAAAATTCCAGAAGGTATTTGGATGAAATCAGAAGAAAGAAAATTTTTAAAAGCATTTAGAAATGAATGTTAAAAGATTTTATTCTTACGAAAAAAAATATATACTTCATTTAGAATTTTATATATTTGAATACGTCAATCTGAATCGTTGGCAATTCAAAATTTATTTAAACTAAAAAATATGGCACAAGACAAAAAAAGTTTTATTCTTTATTCAGACTTAATTCATACGGTTAAACACCTAACAAATGAACAAGCTGGAGATCTATTTAAACATATTTTAGAATATGTTAACGATAATGATCCAGTAAGTGAAAATCCAATTACTAATATAGCTTTTGAGCCGATTAAACAGCAGCTAAAAAGAGATCTTAAAAAGTTTGAAGATGTAAAGGTCAAAAGAAGTATAGCTGGTAAAGCAAGTGCTGAAAAAAGAAAACAAAATTCAACAAATTCAACAAGTGTTAAAAGTGTTAAACAAACCTCAACAAATCCAACTGATAATGATAATGTAAATGATAATGTAAATGATAATGTAAATGTTATTGTTAATGTAAATGATATTAATAAAAGAAAAGAGGAATTTAAAAATTCCTTAATCCCTTTTTTAGAGTTGTATAATAAAGATTTATTAAATGAATTTTTTAGTTATTGGTCTGAAGCTGGTCTAAAAGATAGAAAAATGAGATTTGAAAAAGAAAAAAGTTTTGGCCTGGACCGAAGATTAATTACCTGGAAAAAAAACAAAGATAAATGGAGCAATGAAAATAAAAAACAAACATTTAGCGAGGAAGTTTTAGGTCAAGAAAAAGCAAATCAATTGATGGATCTTTTAAATCAAAATGATAATATTAACGATCAAAAGAATTTGTTATGAGAATCAAAAATTTACCAAAAGATCAAATAGAAACTTTAATCCAGGCAGTAGCAATTAGGTATAGAGTTAAAACAGATCAAATTAATACAACATTAATTAGGCAAACACTACAAGCAGAATTTAACAATATGTTTGTTAATGAATTTAATGAAGCATTTATAAAACATTGTGCTGGTAGATTTATGATAAGCAAAGAAGCAGAAGGAAACAAACCTTATGGAGATTTATCTTGCTTATTTGTTTGTAATGTTTTAAAAGCATTTAAATCCTGGAAACAAGCTGAAAATGCAAAACCAAAGCTAATTACTCCAGATAAACAATTAGAAATGCCAAAAGAGAATATAAGAGATGCTTATGAATTTATTAAAAAAGTAGTTGATGAAACAAATAATTTGCCAATAGTTGCAAACTGGAATGATGCTTTTTTATATATGGAGCAAGAAGGTATAATAAAAATTGATCTTGATGAAAAAATTATGTTTTCTGAAATAGTAAAAGAAGATTTATTAGATGAAATTAAATTTTTGAAAAAAGAAAGAAAAAATGGTTATCAAGATTTAATAAAGATTCTGGAAAATAAAAAATTATTTGCCGGAGAGTTAAGGAAAAGATATTTACAAAAGTATTTTGAAAACTAAAACAACTAAACTAAAATGAGTAAACTAAAAAAACTACTTAACAAGAAAGTTAATCCAGCTTCTGAATTTGAATTAGCTATATTTACTGCAATAGGATTTGTAATAGCATTAATAATAATATTGTAACGTTAAATGTAAGATTTGTAAAATATACGGATTATGAAAAGACCATACTTAACACAATTTCAAAGACAACTAATAACAGCAGGAACTTTAACAGGCGACTGTACGATGTTAGGATTTAGATTTAAACAACTTGAAAAGGCTATAATTGAAAGCCCAATTGGTAGTATATTTTATAAATTCTTACATAGTGTTATTAAGCGTTTAAATGATTTATAACGAAGGGTAATAAGGAAAGAAAAAATTATGGAAAGATTAGCAAATAAATCAGTAAAGGAATTAAAGGAAATTAGAGAGCAATATATTGGACAATACATTGGTGACTTTAATAAGCCTTGGAACTACGAACAAGAATTAAAGCAATTAGATAAATTGATAGCACAAAAGGAATAATTTTTATTTTCTTTATTACGTGTTATGTGCTTTTTTAATTGCATCATAACAACTTGTGTAAGATTTCGTTTTAATGAATTTTACACAATGTTATTGTTAGTGTTTGTTATACTTAAAAACATATAAAATGATGGAAAAAGCCATTATTATACGCAAATACATATACTAAAGATGGTTAAAACAAACATTAATTACAACAACCGAATAAACACAACTAAACTAAACTAAAATGAATAAACTAAATTTTGAGGATTGGAAAAAAGAATGTAAACGTATAATTTACGAAACAACAAGCGAAGTTGAATATGAGATAGCTAAGTTTAATATTGAATGTGTTGATGAATGGGATTGGCTGTTTGAAAATGGACTTTCGCCAAAGGATGCAATACAAGAAGCCTATGATAATACTGAAGAATAATAAACTAAACTAAAATGAGTAAAGATAAAAATACTAACGATTATATTCGACTATTAGAATGTAGGGTAAGAGGATATAGTGAAGCTATTGAAGACCAACAACAAAAAATAGAGCAACTTGAAAAAGAGGTTGAAAGGTTAAGAGTAGATAATTACCATTTAGAAAACAATATGAAAATATCGGAAGAACGTGTTAAAGAGTTAGAGGGGGAAAGCGAACAGTTAGTTAGCAACTGTTCTTGTATAAGTAGAGACACTTTAACTCCTGAAGCAAGAAAAATGTTTGACGATATAGATAAAGCATTGGAAAGAAAGAAATAGTTGCTAACAACCAAATAAACAAACAATGAAAGCAAAAGTAGGCGACACAATAGAATGGGATTTTAAAGATGATAAGTTTAAAGATTATCCAAAGCATCTTAAAAATAAAACATTTCAATCTAAAGTAGTTATTGTAAATAAGGATTGTTATGGTGTTTATGCTGAATATGGACAAGACTTAATACCTTTTGGTGGATGTAAAATAATAAACAAACAATGAGATGTAAGAATTGTAATAAAAAATTTGATCAATATGAATTTAATAACAAGTTCTGCAAAGAATTAAACTGCCAAACGGCCAAAGGTTTGTATTTGCTGGAGAAAAAAAAGGCAAATGATAAGAAGGCCTGGAGAAAAGAAAAAGCAGTTAGGAAGGCTAATTTAATGACAATTCAAGATTGGTTAAAAATTACACAAGTTACATTCAATAATTACATTAGGTTAAGAGATCAAAACGAAAATTGTATTAGCTGCAACAATAAACTAAGAAAAGGAAATATTGATGCTGGACATTATTATAGTGCTGGAGGACATTATAATATAAGGTTTAATGAATTAAATGTTCATTCGCAATGCTCCAGGCCTTGTAATAAAGATAAATCTGGAGATCTTATAAATTACCGATTTGGTTTAATTAAAAGAATTGGAGAAGATAAAGTAAATTATTTAGATAGTATTGCACAACAAACCAGGAAGTTTACAATTGATGAATTAAAATCTATAAATGAAGAATATAAATTGAAAATAAAGGAATTGAAAAATGAAATATGATTTAAGCAATAAAATGGATTTGAATAGCTATAAAGAGAGAGCAAATTATTTAGCTAAAAAAGGATCAAAGGTTGAGTTGAAAGAAATAAAAAAGATCAGATCAATTAAACAAAATTCATATTTGCACGTTTGTATTAGTTTGTATGCAATCGAATTTGGATATACTATTGACGAGGTTAAAACAGATTTAAAAAGAGGTTGCTCCTTTATGAGCTATGAAAAAAAAGGCCGTAAATATTTAAAAAAAACTTCTCAAATGAATACTGAAGAATTAACAAAGTTTATAGAATGGATTAGAAACTTTGCTGCTTCTGAAGGTTTATACATTCCAGGAAGTGAAGAATACCTGGAACATAAATTCAATATTGATAGATTAATAGATCAACACAAAGAATTTCTTTAAATTTAATATTCCTGGTTTTCAGTAATTACGTTTTTTATTCAAAAAAAGTTTACATTATACTTGTATTGTATTTGTATTTTAGTTTATATTTGTAGGGAATTAA